ATAGATTGGGATATATCCCTCGAGTTTACGAGCCTTCCTAGTCATCGTAGCGAGAGTCGGATTTGCGGGAAAATTCCCGTTCGTCCTCAGGTAAGTCATACTCTCCGGTTTCGTGGTAGTAGATTTCATCTTCGTAATACCGGATTTTACAAAGAATACTAGAGAATACTCGATCGGACATTGTTGATAAGAAGAACGCCTTATTTCCGGTTATGAGCATTTTAATGGCGTGTAGCTCTTCATTTGTAAATTCGATCTTTGGCACTTGTTCTCCCTTGTTGGTGGTTGATAGCGTTTAATTACAACTAAAGGCATAGGTCAAGACATTTTGGAAATAGACGAAACATATTCACCTTATGTTGGCTAAGCCTTTCTTGTTGTTGTTAATCCCCAATAGGAAAATAGCCGATACCCATAGCTTTCGCTACAGGCATCGGCAACGTTTACAGGGTCATTGTCGTCGACGCAGTGGCAGGACGTGGAGTGCGGAGACAGACGAAGAACGCTTTATTTCCGGTCTCGACTGAGTCTTGCTTATCATCGAAAATGGCGATTCCGGTTCGCTTCAGGTCTATCATAAGATCATCCTTCCACACAACCTTTTCGCCTTTGAGGTCTTTGGCGGCTTGGATAACGGCATCGAGGTTTAGCTTTTCTTTGACAATTTCGATGTGTTCGGGAGCAGCGACAACTTTGAACTGGATTCGATTGTCGTCATACTCTTCGGTGTTCTGCCAAAAGATGATTTCGCGTTTGGAATTGTACACAGGTTCGCTCTTATGGGGATTGATAGGAGCGGTGATGTGGAATTGGATGGGTTCGACGTTTTGGGTCATGTCGTTGATGTTTGCCATGTTTTCCTCCTATGGCTGCTTTCGGCTATTTTTGTTTATTTTTGTTGTGATAGCCGCTTCCTTAATTCGGGGACCTAGCTACTAAAAAGCAAATGGAAAGCGAAGCGCCCCTCTTTAACCTTACGTTACCTTCGTTAAACTATATAGTCTATATAGTCTATATAGGGCTATAGGCTTTATAAGAAGAGTACGTTACCTTCTTAATTGCCTATAGCCCTAATAGAGCCTTATAGACTAATAGCCTACGCCTTAGTAGGCTTAGTTACGGACGGAGACTGGTCGCGTAACACTACTATCAAGGCCGCATTGAAACCGTCAGTACCGGTCGATACCAACGCATTACGCAGGCTATCGAGTATTGCGGGATCAGTGATAGTCGTCTTAGTGCGGCTATACACGACAACTTTGCCTTTCTCGGCGTACACGCTGACTTCTTGGGACGGAGTGGGGTTGAACGTAGCTATCTTCTTCATGAGATAGCCTCCTTTAGCTATAGGCTAGATTTTGCCACGATGTGGCAGCCATATAGACTATAACACATAGGGAAAGCGCGGAGCGCGCCCTTGGCAACGCGAAAATACGAACTCCGCTCAACGCGTTTCAAAATTGCACATCATGCTTTGGGGGGTAGGATCGAGCCATTTTCACGTGCATCCACTCTACAACTAAATTTTGAGAATTCGCTATGGGTTTGGCTATTGCCGTTGTTCCAAATTTTCTGAAAATTTTTTTAGCAAAGTAGCCTATTCCCTTTGCCCCAATAGTATATTCTATAAGCTTTATGAAATTAGAACGCCAAGTACAGCACAAGACCCTCTTCAACGGAGAGAAAAGGCTATGGGTAGCCTACTCCGAAGACGAGGTACCCCCCGAAATCCACTACGAATACTGGAAAACGCACAACTACGATCGCGTTACCACGGAGGGTAAGGTTATTTGGATACTAAGCGACGACGGAATGGTAGTCCCTATTTACTCCGTAGCCCACGTAAAGGGCACTATAGTCTTGCGGGGGCCGTTTGGCACGTTTCTTCTACCGCGTAGCAAGCGTAAAGAAGCGGTAATGCACGTCTTGTTCAGTAATCGAGCCCAAGTAGAAGACTATGCTGGCTATAAGAAGAAACCGGGCGCCCTCCAAAAGGCTTTAGTTTGCAAACTAGCCGCTCACGGAATGGACGTAGGCGAGATTATAGACGTTTTATGCGTATCGAAGGACTCGGAGCGGGCTAAGAGGTAGCGAGGAATGCTCAATTATGGTAAGAGAAGAAGTTAGGAATATACTCAACAATTGCGGGTTAACCGAGGAAAAGGTGGTTACGATGCTTTTAGACGCCCACGAAGTAGCCAAAAGCAAGAGCGACGCGGCCAATATGCTTAGGGCTACGGAGAATTTGGTTGATATGTACGGTTTGAAGGACAAAGCCAAGGAAAGCACCACGAATACCCTCGAACTAGACAGCGAAGTAGAAGATTTAGAGCGTTTGGAGAGCGTTAAGGAGCGCTTGAAGCTTACTCAAAAGCTGGAAACCCAATGAAGCTTATTAGTTTAGGAGGTAAGTAGTGGGACAGTTAGTGTGGACAGAGAAGAATCCCGATAAGGATGATCCTAATTATGGTAAAACCGTAAGAGCATATAATAATCCAGACAAAACAAAACGGTTAAAGGAATTTTACGATGCAATATATCCTAATATCAAAGCTGCATATTAAACAAGGAATTCCATTACCGAAATACAAGTCTCCAAACTTTTATACGTATACCATAGACAATAAACCACAGGAAAACCAATTTTTTTGGGTAGAACATCAAAATTCCGTCTTAGCCCCACCAGACGTCCAAGATTATGGAGATGCTTCACTTAAATATGTTGGTGGCCACGAATTTGCGCACCAATGGGTTGATATGCTTGCCAAAAGTGGATATGATATTAGCAAAACACCTGCGTGGAAAACTCTAATAGAAGCAAGACAATTACCTCATAACAAAGATTTAGCAAATAGAGAAGTTGAAGAGTCGTGGGCAGATATGGCTAGTTTGAAATATTCATATCCTCCCGGAGAAATACCGGAGACACTTCCATACGATAAACTAATCGAGCGATGGGGAAAAGAGGAAAACGGACGTACATATCACCCATATATTGATAATTTTAATCCAAGACCAACGACGGGATCTCCGTATGTGTATCCGTGGATTTGGCAATACCAAAATGGCGCTACCGTAAAAGTACCAAATCCCGAATATGATCCTGCAGCAACACCAGATCAAGAGGTAAAAGAACCAGATTGGGCAGACGAAATCCTCAATGGAAAAACGTTTAGACTTACGCCCAAGCAAAAAGAAGCCTTGGAATGGTTATGGTTAAATACAAAGAACCAAAAGTCCCCTATTGACGATTCTACGAATAGGATAGTTAACTATCTTTCTAGAAGACAATACACGTAAGCCCCAAATTATGGCGTTTTTGGCGATAACTATAGTAACCTATATCAACGTACCGGGAATAGGTAGATCACCTCAAATAGGGGGGTATTTGGATGCCTGAAGAGGTAAGGAAGGATTACGTAGGCGAAGTAGTAGCGGAATTACGCCAAGAGTTCCCTAACGCTTCACCACGGACTATTATGATGATGGCGATGCGGATATCGATACCTTCGTTCGCTATTACGTGCTTTCCGAAGACGGTACCGCTTAACATTCCCCCGATCCACTACGAACTCTACGATCTGCTCCAAAGCAAGCAACACGAGAAAGTAGCCATCGCCTTGCCTCGCGGTTGCGCCAAAAGCACGGTTACCGACTTCCTCTACGTACTTTGGGAAGTATTGCACAAGGAAAAGAACAAAGACCTCTTCATTACCATCATTTCGGAATCGCTTAGCCAATCCATCAACTTCCTCGCCAGGATAAAGAATGCGTTGAATAAAAACAAGAAAATCTTGAAATACTTCGGTAACTTCGGAGAAAATACCGCTTCTAGGTGGCGGGATAACGATATCATCCTAAGCAACGGAGCAAGGGTTATGGCATTGGGTACCGGGCAGAAAGTACGCGGTAACATCCAAGACGATACGCGACCTAATATCATCATCCTCGATGACTTCGAGAGCGAGACTAACGCCAAGACCGCTGAGTCAAGGATGAATAACCGCAAGTGGATTATGGAGGCAGTACTCCCCTCCCTTAGCCAAATAGATGGCAGGATAATCTGTATAGGCACTACGATCAGCGAAGACTGCTTCTTACAATGGGTAAAAGACGCCCCCGATTGGCACGTGATCTGGAAAGCTCTGATAGACGAAGAAGGCAAGAGTATATGGCCTGAGATGTATCCAGTAGAGAAAGTGGAGAAGATACGCCAAGGCTTTGAGCACATGGGTAACCTATCCGGCTTCTTCCAAGAATATATGAATCAGCCGCAATCCCCGGACGATGCTCCCTTCAAGCCCAACTATATCAAAACCTATAGTGGCGATCTAACCAAAGAGGATGGACGTTGGTGGCTAGACTTCGATGGCAAGAAACGTTTGCTCAATCTCTATATGGGTGTGGATTTAGCTTCTTCGTTGGGTGCTAGGGCTGACTATACCGTCTTGGCTACCATAGGCAAAGACGCCTATGGAAACGAATACGTTATAGACATCCAAAGAAGCAAGAGCAATCCAGCTGAACACCCCGATATGATCATAGCCAATTTCAAGAAATGGAACCATCAGGGTGTCTATATCGAATCGCAAGCCTATCAGGAGAGTTGCCGCCAACACGTACGCGCTAAAATGCGGGACGAAGGTATCCATATCCCCGGGATCGAACGCAAGATCACTCATAGAAGCAGTAAAAGCGAAAGGCTTATATCCCTCGTTCCTCTCTTCGCGCAGGGACGTTTCTACTTTAGAAGCGGGGACTTGGAAGCGCAACGTGAGTTTTTATCCTTCCCCAAAGGGAAAAACGATGATCTCTTGGACGCTATGTGGTTGGCTAGTTCCTACGGAATAAAGCCGATACAACGCGAGCCTTCGGAGGGTAAGTCGATAATCAGCAAGGTTGGCAAGAAACTAGGATGGATGTCGGTTTGATAAAAGTACCGAGTTCGACAAAGCTGTCGATGCGAAAGGCTAATACTATAGAGATCAAGCATAGGATGGTCTGCTCCAATTGCGAGATAGAGTTCCGGTGTCCGCACACCAAAGACGTTAGCCACGAGATCAAAGAGGGCAACACTTGCTCTGCCTTTACCAACGATGCCCTTGGCTGTTACTACGATAGGAAAGCCGCCAAATACGAAGGAGTCAATAAGTGACTATACCGGAAGTCAAGAAACTTGCAAACGAAATGGTAGACTACTTTGTAGCCCTAACCGGATACGAAAGCCGCGAAGATATCGTGATCTCCGTTATCAACGATGAACTATACGATAACGTAGCTGCCGCTACCACGGAAACCGATCATACCTATAAAACGCATATTATCCGCATATACTATAGCGAAGACCTAACTCGAACGTTCTTTGAACGGGTAATGTGCCACGAACTCGTACATATATTCTGCTGTGAATTCGATACGTTCTACAAGAACTTTTTCCAAGAAGAAGACGAGATTAACATAACCGCGGGAATATGGTTACAAACGGAAGAACGAATAGCCGTTAGGATAAGCAAAATCTTATTGGCTTTATGGAAATTCCATAAAAATGGCGCAAAGAATAAAAGAGGATAATTTTATTCATAATGGCTAATCTTAGAATTGACGATGCAATGACTAAATCTTCTTCCGCTTATGCGTTAGAAACGGAGAGTTTATTCAACGATTTCTCAACCGGGAATAGATCGATTTGGGGGCAACAAGCCTCCGAAGATCGCGAATTCCGGCTTGGGAAACAATGGAGCGATGAAGATAGGAAGATACTGGAAGAGCGGTCGCAAGCCGCCCTCGTGATCAATCGCGTCCATCCTGCCGTAGAATTGGCGAAGTCGATACTTACTGCCAATAAACCCACGTTTAGGGTTACCGCGGCTGAAGACTCCGATAGCAAGACCGCTTCCGCGATTAACGGATTTATCCAGTATATCTGGAATATCTCAAACGGAGATCGCCAACTAAGCCGAGCCATTGACGATTTTTACGTAACCGGACTAGGAGCATTGCTTGTCTATATCGATCCGTTCGCGGATGGAGGACGTGGCGAAGTAATGTTCCGGTCTATTGATCCAATGCACATTTACATTGATCCAAATTCACAGGACGAATTCTGTAGCGACGCCTCGGACATTATCATTTCGCGTACTTACACAAAAGGGCAACTCAAACGCATATACCCAGCCTACCAAAGCGCAATAGATACGTCCTCTGGGAATCCGTTCTCCTCCCAGTTATCGTCAAACAATAGCGGAGATAACCTCATAGTATTCGCTGGTTCGGAAGTAAGTGCTACTCACGACGGTGATTACGTTAGGGGATACGAACGCTATACTAAGGTGTGGATCGAAATGATCCGGGTGTACGAACAGTGGTCGAAGGCCGAATATACCCTCACTATTGATAAATTCGAGGAATACCTACAGCGTCCTGTGTGGATCATTAACCAGTCTATCTCTACCGAAGAGGTTTTAGCGCGGCAGGCGGTTGAAAGGCTTACGAAAGAATACGAAGCCCTCTTGCAACAGTATGAGCAAGCCCTATCTATGGCTGAACAGAATCCGGAATACGCCCAAGCAATGCAAGAAAACCAAATGCAACCGCCTCAGCCGCCTCAAATTCAACAGCTTACAATGGGCGATCTCTTGGAGATGCAGCAGATCAAGGTAGTCAAAGTCCCTATGCAACGCATCTATATGGGCGTTGTAGTGGGCGATAAGAAGCTTTACGGACGCCTCTTGAACTGTTCCGAATACCCTATTATCACTATGATGAATATGCACACCGGATCTCCGTATCCGCTCTCAGACGTACGGATGATCAAGGATATGCAGCGCTACATCAATAAAATCCGCTCACTTATCGTAGCTCACGCCTCTACGTCAACTAACGTTAAGATTATGGTCCCCCGCGGTACTGACGTTGAAGCTCTCAAGAAACAATGGAGCGAGCCGGGCGCGATCATCGAACTCGACTTTACCGAAGGAACGCCCATCCCTGTCGCTCCGTTGCCTATGCCTAACGAACTCTATCAAAACGAGATTACGGCTAAGTCTGATATCGACCACCAATTGGGTCTATTCGACTCGATGATGGGAAACTCAGCCGCCGCTCCGGATACCTATCGTGGCATTATGATGCTCGATGAATTCGGACAACGCAGAATAAAGGTCAAGCAAGCCGTAATAGAACAGGGAGTTCAAGCCCTCGGCAAAGTTATCATAGATTTCATTCAAGAATTTTACATCGCTGAGAAGCAAATACGCATTCTTCAGCCCAACAATTCACTCTCGGAATACGCAGTAAACAAGAGATTGTACGATGATTACGGACAAACAGTAGGCACCCTTAATGACGTTAGTGTCGGCAAATACGATGTTCTCGTCATATCCGGGTCAACCCTTCCGTCTAACCGCTTCGCACAACTCGAATTCTACCGCGAGATGTACAAAGATCAAATCATAGACCGCGTCGAGGTCCTAAAGAAATCCGATGTCTTTGACATCGAAGGTGTATTACAGCGCATCGACACCATTACCCAATTACAACAGGAACTGGAAAGCGCTAACAAGAAAATACAGGAACTACAGGGCGATATGCAAACACGAGATCGCGAGTTGTTCCACGCCAAATTAGGTGCTGCCGTAAACCAGGAACAGATGAAGGTACGAGAATCGGCTCTCGAAGAGCGCAAGGCTTCGGAACTATATACCGCGCGCTTGGGAGATACCCTTAAAAATGCCGGAAGTCAGGCTGCTATGGAAATACAAAAGATTGGTATGGAAGAACGAGATCGGATAAGACGCTCAACAAAAGATAAGAGGTAAAAATGCCATTTAACCAAGATACCCGAAACGATAGCCACATCTTCGGCGTTCCAGTCGAAAACATGGAATCCGGCTCTTGGGAATTCGATCAGACGGCTCCCGAACAGGGATCACCCGAACAAAGCGTCGATCCGAATAACCAAGTAAGACAGCCCAGTAATGACGATGTAAGATACCAGTACTGGCAATCTCAGTACGATAAGCTGAATAGTCAGTATAACGAAGTCAATACGCAAAATCAGGTGCTTCAGTCGCGCTTGGCTCAACTCGAACAAAACGTGCAAAAGCAAGAACCCGAACCCCAAGAAGAAGAATTCCCTCCGCCGCCTCAGCCTCCGCAGAAACCTTACGGCTTCTCTCAGCAGGAGGCGATGTCGGACCCGAATTCTGACTCAGCGCGGTATCTCATTGCCAACTCTGAGTATAATACGGCAATGAATCAATATAACCTTCTGAGAAGCAACTGGCTTGAAGAAAAGCAACGCGAGGCTCTATACAACATCTCGTATCAGCAACAGCAAGCACAATCGGATGCCGCGATGAGGGCGCAAGTAAGTGCCCAAATTAACCAAGTGGTAGCCGCTGTTCAGAAGAATTACGGAGTTGACTACGATACCGCAGTCGACTTCGTGGACTCAATGTCGGACAATTCCTCCATAACTATGGATAATTTGTTCGAACTATATAAAATGAGAAAAGGCGGAGATTCGTATACCGGACGTACCCCTTCGGGGAAATACGCTCCCGCTCCGAGCTCCAATCCATACTTTAACGCATTTGGCGCGCCAACTAATCCATCTCTAGATTTTCAGCAAATGCAACGAGCCCAATCTATACCTCCCACTATGGGGGTTCATAATGCCCAAGGCTCGCGCAATGATGATCCTATGATTGCGGCATTCCGCCAAGTAATAGACCAATCCAATAAAAATGCAATGTTTTAGGAGACATACATAAATGGCTACAACCACCTTCTCTTCTCCCGACAGTGGAACGCTTGGAGCATATAACTCTTTTGCAACCCCCCCTGTCAATGTAAGCCTAGACAATATTAGGCGAACTTTCGACCTCAGCAGCATGATTGCTGAACTGAGGCCTGCCGAATCCCCCTTCTTTACGTACCTTACGAAAGTAAGACGTGTCCCTACTCCCGATCCAGTATTCAAAATGCTGGAACAACGCCACCAATGGCAACGTCGCAATTTCCACGTTAATACCGCTATTACGTCTGATGTTAGCGGTACTGGTGGTACTAACGATCTATTGACGGATGGAATTAAGACATCTTGTTACTATGACCGTCGTGGCAAAGAAACCGGGACTACAGAAACTTCTCCGTACTTTTTCGTTGAAGGTCAGGTTATCGCAATAGAAAATGTTACATACTATCATACCGACAACTCAGTTAATACTGGGACGTTATATGCCAGAATAAACGAAACTCCAACTCCAGATAGTGTCGGAGGTTATACTCTAATTAAAGTACAACCGCTATTTGTATTGACCGCTACTGCAAAAAAGCAATGTGTGGGTAGGTCTACAAATTGGGATCAATATGCCATCCCCAAAGATTCTCGCGGTCAAGTTGTAGGCTCCGCCTATCAGGAAGCTACTGGTAAGCCCGAAGGTTGGTGGGACGTTATGTCTTCTACCGAAGGCTACGCTCAAATCTTCAAGACCGCTTGCCCGCTTATGTCTGGTACCGCTATGGCTACAGAACTTCGTGGCAAGAAGAACGAATTCGCGAGAATTTGGGATGAGAAGATGCGCGAGCATAAGATGGATCTCGAACACGCCTTCCTGTTTGGCGTTGGCAACGTTGGACAAACTGCAGGCGCACTTACACCATTAGATACTACTACCAATAACGATCTTCGCTATACGTGGGGTGCGCTTCCGTTCATCTCTCTTTACGGAAACACTCAGCCCTTTACCTATGCCAATTCTGGCTATAACGATTTCGTTGATTGGTGTGGCTATTTCTTCGCTCCCGAGAAAGGGAATAGTTCTACCAAACTGGTGCTTGCAAGCCGTAAAGTGGTTGGATGGTTCAATAAGCTTAATAATGGAGAATCCTTCCTTGGCAATACGCTCCAAGCGAGTGCCGCGCAGTTTGACGTCCAGAACGTTAAATCGCAGTTCGGATTCAACCTTACCAAGATCAATACGATCTTCGGTGAATTTAACTTCGTGGCAAGCTCTCTGCTTCGCGACCAGTGGGAAGATTACGTTATCGTGCTTGATCTGCCAAACATCGCTTATCG